GGGCGTTCGGCAATGCAAGGGTGTTCGACAATGCAAGGGTGTTCGGCAATGCATGGGTGTTAGGCAATGCAGAGGTGTTCGGCAATGCATGGGTGTCCGGCAATGCATGGGTGTCCGGCAATGCAGATTACGCAACTATTCATGGATTCGGTACTCAATTCCGCACAACTACATTCTTCAGATGTAAGGACAAACAAGTTAAAGTGTCTTGCGGCTGCTTCTATGGAACAATTTCAGAGTTCCGTGAACAGGTGAAGAATACCAGAAATGGTAAAATCGCTGAAGAATACTTGATGATTGCTGATCTCATGGAGAAACATTTTGCAAAAGAAGCAAAATAGCAGAATCATCATAATCTATCGTAGAAAGGAGAGATTCTTATGGCAGTAATTAAAACAATAAAAAATGAATCTGGCGGGATAATCAGAATACATGATGATTACTGCAAGGATAATACACAGGAAGACAATCAAAGGATTGTCGATGAATGCTCAAGAATTATCTTGGACTACTACAGAAGAAAAGAAGCAAATTTGGCATAAGCGCCCCGGAGGGAGTCACGACCTCCACCCCGGAGCAGTGTACTCACTAACCAAGACTTAGTGGATACAGGTAAATTATAATCCTCTATCCGCTAAAAAGTCAATATTAAGCGAGAGGAAAATAACATGGAAAACACAAAAAACACAAACAATGAAAAGATTACATGGAACGATTTGGAAACAATGCTGGCTACCGAAATCGTAAAAAAAGCAAAGAGAGAGACTAAGAAGTGGTTCAGTGCATGGCTTTTGACTGCCGCGCTGTTAATCATTACTAATATCTTTTGGTATATTGCTTACAGTCTGTAATCTTTTTTCTTTTTGGAGGGAAAAGAATGAAATCACCCAGACAAAACAGAAAGGATATCGTAGTCAGTGCGATTATCGGGGCACTGCTTACTTTTCTTCCGGTGTGGATGTGGGAGAAGAGCTTGCAGCAGGTCCTGGCAGGCATTGTATTTGCGCTGTTTACGTATTTAGCACTGCTTTAAGAAAGGAGAACGAAAATGTTTAAAAAAGAAATCAAAGAGCTTTTTGAATTAGCATGGAGAGTTTCGAATGAAACAGATTATTTTGTTTCGTTTGACATCACTTCGCATGTACATGCTTGCATTATCTGCATTATGAATTCAAAGTGGGAGCCTAGAAAGGAAATGGATGGCATTTATACAATCTATTTTGATAATGAATTGCTTAAAGAGGAATCAGCCGAGCAGTGCAAACTTGCAAAAGCACATCTTCTTAGACTCTTAATAGATGGGAGGTGTCCGCTAAATGTTGAATCAGATGGAGTTGAAGCTCCTGCCGACAATGGAACTGATAACAACGGCGAACGAGCTTCTGACGGAGCTGAACAGACGGAAAGAGTACATTCTTGACTGGGAAAACCCGGACATGTATCTGAATCACCTCGAATACCACTGCGCCGGTGGAACATTTTCGAATGGCAAAAAAAATCCGGCGAGAGGGGATGGTTCTGACAATGTGTATTGCTTTTTTGAGGCGGTGTAAACATGGAAGAGCGCATTAATGAGATTGTTAGATTAATCGACACCCAGCTTGCTATTGCGCCGGATAATCCGATAGAGGAATCATACAAGGCAAGAACATTGGCAAGCTACGTACAAGCCTTAAATGGGCTTTTAACGGCTCAGAAATCGTATAAGGAGGAAAGTATCAGTGAGTGAATTTGAAATCCGTATTCCGGCAAGGAAGAAGCAGCCGGCAACCGATAAGGATAACCCAGTTGTGAAAGTATCGCCGGAAGCATACAACGCGCTGGTTGAGATTTATAACGAATCAACCATTTCTATGAAAGATATTGCAAGCTTGCTGATTATTGAGAGCAGCAAGCATGTGGTTTATGACAAGGAGGAATGATAGTGGAAAATCTTGAATTATATAACCATGTTAGAGAAGTTCCGAAAGATGCTCAGAAGCCGATTATGGCAGGACGTTTAAAAGGTTTTACAGATATTAACCCTATGTGGCGAATTAAATGTCTGACAGAGCAGTTCGGGCCTTGTGGAATCGGATGGTATTACAAGACTGTTGATAAATGGACAGAAACCATAAATGATGAGACATGCGCTTTTGTGATGATCGAACTATATGTTTTTTACGAAAGCAAATGGTCGCAGCCGATTTCCGGAACTGGAGGAAGTAAACTAGCAACAAAAGAAAGAAGCGGAATTTACGTGTCTGACGAATGCTATAAGATGGCTACAACGGATGCGCTGTCAGTAGCTTGCAAAAATCTCGGGATTGGAGCAGATGTCTACTGGAAAGAAAGCAAGACTAAATATGATTGCTCGAGTAACAGTGAGAATTCGCCTGACAAAAAAAAGGAACCGGCAAAAGAAACCGAGATGATTAGTTCTGAGACTATTATGTCAATTAAAAATATCATTGATAAGTACCCGGAAGCTAAACTTTTGGAACAGATTAAAGCTCGTTTTAAGGTGAACGATATTAAGTCTCTTACCAAGGAAAAGGGTCAGAAATGTCTGAAGATGTTAATTGACTATGATAAACAGCATACAGAAAAGGAGTAACAGCATGAATAAAGTAATTCTTACAGGAAGATTTACACGTGATCCAGAAATCAAGTACACCAATGATGGAACATCTATTGCGAGATTTTCTATTGCGGTAAACAGAAGATTTGTGAAAGAGGGTTCCGATCAGAAAGCAGATTTCTTGAATTGCATCGCTTTCGGAAGGTCAGCAGAATTTATCGAGAAATATTTTTCTAAAGGAATGAAAGCGGATTTATCTGGAAGAATCCAGACCGGCAGTTACAGTAATCGTGATGGGCAGAAGGTATACACAACAGATATTGTTGTAGAAGAGATTGAGTTTGGTGAAAGCAAAGGTTCTAATCAGAGTCAGCAGAAGTCAGAGACACCACATCCAGAAACAGACCAGGACGAATTTATGAGTATTCCAGATGGAATTGACGAGGAGATGCCGTTTGCATGATACAAATTGACAGTAGGGAGCATCAGAAAATTATTGATGGCATTAAGAAAGCATTTGATGCAGCGGGAGAAAAGTGGTTCGTGTCAAAACTCTACGTCGGTGATTATATGAACTATGACAATCCAAGGTTAGTCGTTGATAGAAAGCAAAATCTTTCTGAATTATGCGGTAATGTATGTCAGCAGCATGAAAGATTTCGTGCTGAGATCATCCGGGCAAATGAAGCAGGAATAAAACTCGTGTTTCTGTGTGAGCATGGAAAAGGGATTGAAAAACTGGATGATGTTCTCTGGTGGGAGAATCCAAGGGCGAAGAAGCGGGTTAAGAAAAATGGTATCTGGATTGAGCAAGAACAGAAAGTTATGCATGGAGATGTATTATATAAGATTCTTTGCACGATGCAACGCAAGTATGGTGTTGAATTTCTGTTTTGTGACAAGAAAGACACCGGAAAGCGGATAATGGAACTATTAAAGAATGGGGCGTGATTAGATGCAGATTCCAAAGAAAGATTTGTTTGAAATATTAAACGGAAATCAAGAGCTTATAAATCAATACAAAACCAAGTATTTTTCAAAATCGAAGCACACTTACACTTGTAAAGAATGTGGAAGAAAATTCGAAAGTGTCAACGATAGATGCAGGATTTTTTGTTCTCCTAAGTGTGTGCAAAAATATCATTCTAAAAATTCGGATAAAGATTATATGAGAGAATATAAGAAGATGTATGCAAGGATGAAATCGGGAAAAATATCATGTGGAGATTTTCAGAATCACATGATTGAATACAGGAACAGGCCAGATGGACAAAGAAGCAATTAAGCAACAGAATAGCATGATGGACGTTCTGAGCAGATATGGCATGGTTCCAAACAGAGCAGGATTTATTCAGTGTCCCTTTCATAGTGGTGACCGTACCGCATCCATGAAAATCTACAAAGACAGCTATTATTGTTTCGGTTGTGGTGCAACAGGTGACATATTTACATTCGTTCAGAACATGGATAATTGCGATTTTAAGACAGCTTTTACCATACTTGGAGGAACTTATCAAAAGCCAAATTTCTCTTCCAGAATGGCGATATATCACCATCAGAAGCAGATGGAAATGAGGCAAAAGGAAGAACGGAAGAAAAAGGCTGAGTTGCAAAAATGCTTGTCTGATATTGACTTTTATCGGGCAGAAATCGAGCGATGGAGTCCTCTTTCTAACAGATGGTGTGAGGCATGGAATGCACTTCAAAAAGCACTATACCTGCATGGAGAATTGAATGATATACCGTATTAGAAAAGAGGTGATATAGATGGTTCCTTTAAACAAGTTGGATTCGAAATCCATCATGTCTCGGGAAGTGCTGGATGAGGTGTTCAATCAGGAGGATGAGATTTACAGGGCTGAACTGTTGGCCAGCCTTGCGCTTAGAGCATCTGAATTGAGGTGTAAAACGGAGTTTACAAGCGTGGTAAACGCATACAAAAAAGTGCAAAAAGATATAAAAAGACAAGAACAGGAAGATATCCGGAGGCAATCAAAAGAAGCCAGCCTTGTAGAGCACTATACGAACTTCACGGATAGTCCCTACGATAGAATGGCCTGCGGAAACTGGATTGCAGCAGATGATGGAATTTGCACTTGGAATTCTACTACTGGAATAACAGATGTTAGGGCCTGCTATCACCCTATATTGCCGGTTGAACGCCTGAAAAATATTCAGACAGGTGAAGAACAGATAAAAATTGCCTTTAAACGTAACAATAGATGGCAAGAGATTATTGTTCCAAAAGATGTCGTAGCAACTGCATCCAAGATTGTAGGGTTATCCAAGAATGGGATAGCTGTAACATCAGAAACTGCCAAGCATCTTGTAAGGTACTTATCAGACGTGGAAAACCTGAACGATGAGTACATAGAAATACAATATTCGTCTGGAAAGCTTGGATGGATTGGAGACGGTTTCTTACCATACAGCGAGGAAATCATATTCGATGGGGATGCGAAGTTCAGGCAGCTTTTTGAAGCCATTCGGGTAAAAGGAGATAGGGAAACTTGGTATGAGCATGTAAAAAAGATCAGGCAGCAGGATAAATTCGAAATTAAGTTTATGCTGGCAGCGTCTTTCGCCAGTGTTCTGATTAATCCACTGGATGCGCTTCCATTTTTCACCGACTTATGGGGTCTTACCGGAAACGGAAAGTCTGTTACCCACATGCTGGCCGCTTCAGTCTGGGCGGATCCGTCCGAAAACAAGTATATAGGCAACTTCAAGAGTTCGGATGTGGGCCTGGAAGTAAAAGCTGACATGCTTAATAATCTTCCCCTTATCCTTGATGATACAAGCCAGAAGGATAAGAAGATTGAGGAAAACTTTGAACGAATCGTGTATGATCTATGTTCCGGCCAAGGAAAAACCAGATCCAACAAAGAACTTGGGTTAACAAGAGAAAGCGTGTGGAAGTTGTGTATCCTCACAAACGGTGAGTATCCATTGCAGTCCTACGTGAACCAGGGCGGCGCCGTAAACCGTATCCTTGAAGTAGAATGCACGCATGATAAGCTGTTCGACAATCCGCAAAATACCATTGATATTCTTAAGAAAAACTATGGCTTTGCCGGGAAAGACTTCGTGGCGGCGCTGGAAGAAATGGGCGTTGATAAGATCAAAAATATCCAGCAGGAGATTTTGAAAAAAATCGCATCAGACGATAAAACGGATAAACAGCTACTTTCCTTATCAATTGTTCTTACTGCGGATAGAATCGCCACAGATATGCTTTTCAAGGACATGCAGTATATTGATATACAAGATGCCAAAAACACTCTTACTGATGTATCGGATGTATCCCCGAATGAACGTTGTTATGAGTACCTAGTGGATATGATTTCTATGAATGAGCAGCGTTTTGACGTTGATACACCTTGTGAAAAATGGGGAGATCCCATTGAAAAAGATGGAGAAATGAACCGGTTAGTGTATTTCTATCCCACTGCGCTCAATAACATCTGCAAAAATGGCGGATATTCAAAAAAGGCGTTTCTGTCATGGGGCATGAAAATGGGGCTTATTATTTCCAACAATAAGTACGGTAATGTCCTGAAAAGAGAGTCAGAAAGCAGGAATCCAAAAAAGTTTTGCTGTTTGAAAGTGGTGAATGATCTTGATGGATACCTGGAAGAGCAAAAAAAGGCGAGTTTGTTCCAGATATCGGATCCGGTATTCGATTAATTTGTAACCGAGTAACCTTGTAACTTTTCGAAACGTATATATATATAGAGAAAAATAAAAATATGAGAATGAAATTATTTTTTTCTCCTATATAGGGAATGTGTGAGTTACACGGTTACACGGTTGCAAACGCTGCAAACCCGCATAAATACTGGATTTTTTTGTAACCCAAATGAAACCGGATTTTTCAAATAGGTTACATATAGGGGAGATGGAGGATGAAAGTAGAAGCAAAAGATATTCCTATCATACAAAAGTTTCTAACAGAATACTGGAAAGCTATAAAAGAATTCTATTCAGTAGAGATTACGGATGAATATTCTAAGCAAGCTTCTGATAAATTAATTTGGCTTGGGGAGATTAGTGGTATCTGTACAAATAAGTATGATAAAGAGTTTATCCAAGACTGTATAAATGCCTTGGAAAAGCTTCTGGATTCTAAGCAGAGAGAAATGAGGATAAACCAATGAACAAAATGAAGGAGTATGAGCGAGGGAGAGAGGACGGCCTTGACCTGGCGCTCAGAATTGTTAGAGATGGAGGTATAGAAGCGCTTGAGAGGGAAATAAAATTTCGAGGCATTACAGGAGTACATACCTCTTTGACCAGTAAGGACCTGGATAAAGCTGCACAGAAGATCAAAGAAATGACACTTGATACATTTACAATCTTTGAGATTCCGCATTAACGATTAAGCGAGGTGTTATTGATGAGAAAATACAATACAGAGCGCAAACACAAAGAAGGACAGGAGATGTATAAAGCGGTATATCACTTTATCTTGAAATATTACCGTAAACACCACTATATGCCGTCCACAAGAAATATTGCAGATGGATTAGACGTTTCAATGGCTACTGCCAGAAAACACTTTAATTTGCTCTTAGACAACGGATTGCTTGTTAGTGAGGATCCGACAGAGCAGAGGGCGTATAGATTAAGTTATTCAAAGGTAGAGACCGATTAATCATGTGCCAACTGCACAATAGCGTGCCAGTTGCTTATATTGGCAAAAGGAGAATGAGAATGAAGCAGAAAACACCGGAACAGGAATTAGAGTTGTTAAGAAAAAACCTATTACATGAGCGTGCTATCTGGGAGCGCATCAACGAAAACGGCTGCAATGATCCATTCTGGACGGACGGATGCAATATGAATCTAACCAGAAATCATATTCTTTCATACAGAAATGAGATTGCAAATTGTTGCAAGGAGTATAATCTTCCACTTCCAGAAGAATATTTTCTAAAAGTACCGCCAGAAGTTGACGATAATTATATGGCGAACTTTGACCAGAAGGCCCGTGTGGATAGATTGAAACAGCAGGGTGATACATTAAGCCGGAAGAAAAAGAAGTTTATTGATGATGGACAGATGGAGTTTTGTTGATTGACCATGTAGTTGCTTACATGGGGAAAGTGAGGATAGAAATGAAAAAATTATCGGCGGAGATATCCATCTTGACGGAGTAAATGCTAATAGATGGATTGAGATATCAAAAGAAACTTTAGAAAAGTATTTTGTAGAGGTGGAAGTATGAGCGATAAAAGTAAAATTTACGATTACATAAAAAGAACAATAAATCCATACGGGAAACCTTTTGAAGGAACGGCTTATGAGTTGGGACTTAAAATCATGGATTATATCGAAAATATGGATGACGAGAAAGAAAACGGATGGATTCCAGTCAGTGAGAGATTGCCAGAAATCAAGCAGAATTATGAGGAATGCTATTTAGTTACAGATGGCAGATTTTGTTGGATGGCATACTGGACGCCCGAAAAAGAGTGGGTTTTTGCAGAATGCACAGATTGTAAAAATAAAATTGATTGGACGGACGTTGTGGCTTGGATGCCACTTCCAGAGCCGTATAAGGAGGGCAGATCATGATTACATTCTTATTAGGATTCACCCTTGGAACCATATTCGGAGTGGTTGGCCTTGTATGCGTAGCGATCATGTACGATAAGCACCACCCAGACAAATAGAAAGGAAGCTATGAGAATACAACTTATAGATGTTGATGGACATAATTTTCCGAATCTGCCATTGATGAAAATATCGGCATGGCATAAGAAAAAAGGTGACTCCGTAGAATGGTACGACCCATTGACAGCATGGTTAAACCCACCAGATAAGGTGTATATGAGTAAGGTATTCACGTTTACACCGGATTATCCGCATCCTGTATGTGGATCAGAAATCATAAAGGGCGGCACAGGGTACGAGTATCCGTCTGGTGGGGAGTCATTACCGGATGAAATTGAACACATTTATCCTGATTATAGTCTTTATCCAGAATTATGCAAAGATACCGCTTATGGTTTTCTTACAAGAGGATGCCCTAGAGGGTGCGATTTCTGTATCGTAAAAGATAAAGAAGGAAAGAAAAGCTGTAAAGTATCAAATTTATCAGAATTTTGGAATGGTCAAAAGAATATAGTCTTGCTTGATCCGAACATGTTCGCTTGTACAGAATGGAAAAGTCTATCTGAACAGTTAATAGACAGCAAAGCATATATAGATTTTTCACAAGGCTGTGATATTCGGATTATGACCGAAGAAAAGGCGAATTACATTAAGCAAATGAAAATAAAACAGATTCATTTTGCGTGGGACAGATATGAAGACAAAGGCATAATTATTCCGAAATTTCAAATGTTTAAGGAAATAACTGAGTGGGATCGCAGAAAAATGTCTGTATATGTGCTGACAAATTTTAATACCACATTTGAACAGGATTTGGAAAGAGTATACACACTTCGGGATTTAGGGTATTGGCCCTACGTGATGATTTTTGATAAGCAAAACACAAAGTCTACCGATTCCGTCAGAAGGTTACAACGATGGGTAAATATGAGAGCTACGTTTGAAAGTGTAAGAAAATTTGAAGATTATACAGGATGGAAAGGAGAACGATATGCTGACAAGGAATAAAAAGCTGAAAGACTACGGTATTCCGGCAGAGGACATAGAAAAACTGAATACGATGCTGAAAGACTTCCCGGCAGAGTACGGATACCTGCTTTCCAGTGCTGCCTTGTCAGCTTGCCCGAAAAACACGGTGATAGCGGATATGGTTGTTGAGAATATCTTGCATCGGAAAAGTTATAGGAAAATCAGCAAAGAAAGATATATCCCGATGAACCCGAAAGACTTTTACGGATACAGACGCAAGACCGTCGCTGTACTGTATGAGAGAATGAGGTTGTTGGGAGTGTGGGAGGATGAATAAATGAAAGAATATAGATGTCCAAAGTGTAACAGTAAAAACCTTTTTGTCAAGAAAGCCGGGAATAATACAGGATTGTATTGCGGGGATTGCGGTGCATGGATTAAATGGATCGGAAAAAATGAGCTGAGAGCATTTGAATATTTAACTGGACAGAAGCACGTAAACGATGTCAGTAGCAAACAAGACGATATTGCAAACATCATTTATAGCGCTCTCGATCATATGTATTGTGATAATTGCAGATTCAATAGTGAAATTAAAGAAAGTGATAGTGATGAATGGAACTGTGATGAATGCCACAGAAAATTTAATGGATGGGGAGTTTCCATGCAGGAAAGTAATAGAATTGCAAAAGAAATTTTAAAACAGTTAGGAGAATAGAATATGAGCAGACTAATAGATGCAGACGAATTAATTAAATACATCAAAATTTGGGAAATTGGCACAAGTATTAGTTCTGACCAGAAAGAATTTATTGATTGTGTTAATAAACAGCCAACGGCATTTGATGTGGATAAGGTTGTTCAGCAATTAGAAAAACGGAGTACATTAGCAAAACCTGTGGGATGGACAAAATCTTATGAAATCGTAATTTTGAATGATGCTGTGGAGATTGTGAAAGGCGGTGGAGTTGAATGAGAGAAATTCTTTTCAAGGCAAAGCGGAAAGATAATGGCGAATGGATTGAAGGGAGCCTAATAGATTTAGATATTGACAGCGGATATTGCTATATCGTTCCGCCGTATAAACAAGCGAGTACATTGCCAATCAGCTTTTTGATAACAGACGGAATGAAATTGGTTGATCCAGAAACCCTCTGCCAGTTCACGGGACTTTGCGACAAGAACGGGAAAAAATTTGGGAAAATGATATTGTCCTTATTACTGAAAACGTTTATTCCACAGTGAAATTTGGCCTTTATCACGAAGCGGGAAAAAGCGAAAGAACGCACCAAGGATTTTATTTGGAATCAATGGATAAATATTATTATCGTGAGGAATTAGGTTACTGGGCGAAAGAATCAGTCGTTGTTGGAAATATTTTCGATAATAAAGAACTATTACAGGAGGGATCAGATGAGTAAATGGGATGTAAGTGTTAGCATGAGATTATCAATTGATTATGACGGAATTATAGCTGAAACAAAGGAAGAGGCCATAGAAATAGCAAAAAGTAAAGCATTGGAAGACATTGATTATAACAATTGTGATTGTGATACTGGCGATCCAATAGTGTATTGTTGCCTTGAGGAGGAATCATGAGTAAATCAGTATTAGTGATGGAAACACCAGAGAATTGCTATGTTTGCCCGTTCGGAACTGCATACTGTAGCGCTCTTGAATATGAGGGTTTGTGTGAATTAGCTGACTGTTTAGATTGCGATGTAATTCTGATGACAGAAGAACATTATGATTGTGAAAGTAAATCAAGACCAGACTGGTGTCCGCTTATGGATTTGCCAGAAAAAGACAATGGAGATTATCCAGCTAATACGTCTGATGCTGGCTTTGCAGAAGGATGGAACCAGTGTATTGATGAGATTACAGGAGGAAATTTTGATGATTGATTTAACAGGAAAAATCGTGTTTGTAAAGACACAGGAAGAATATTTGAGTGTTCTGAAAATGGCAAAGCTTCAGGGATTCACATGGGTGAGAGAAAACCATTTAAACCCTATCGTAATTCCGTTTCCAAACATATTGAATTTTTACGACAATAAGAACGTTGCTTACAACTATTCTGAAAAGACATTGTATGAAGCATCCAAAATCGTCGAAGATGAAGAAAAAATCAAGGATGCAGTGAGCCTTATCAGAACATTCACTAAAAACCCAGACAGAACAGCATTGACGGGCTCATTTATCAAGTCCTTGAAGTTACTTACAGATACTGTAGAAAGTCAGATGGAAGAGGTGAAGTAGATGGAGAGATTAACAAAAAGAGATTTTTCAAGAATCACATATAACGAACGCCGAAGCATTATGTGCAGTTCATATTGCGATAATTGCTCACAGGGTGCAGGAAATTGCAAAACAGTAAAGAATATGATTAAAAAACTCGCCACTTATGAAGACTTAGAAGAACAGGGCTTGCTTGTGAGATTACCGTGTAAGGTTGGAACAGAAGTATATTACATCTTAGGCATTCCAAATAAGACGCCATGTGTAATCGACAAGTGCGTATTTGAGTTGTCGGATATAGATAAAATCGGTAAAACAGTATTCCTCACTCGTGAGGAAGCTGAGAAGAAGTTGGAGGAGATGAAAGCTAATGATTAAAGTACTGAATACCATTAATACTAGACTGATTCCTATATCGGTTTTACAGGATGTAAAAAGTAGAATCTCTGATTGGCTTGCATCCGGCGGGAAAGAAACCGATCTTTACATTCAGCGGCAAATTGATTATCTGAAAGCTATTGAAAAAGCAGCATTGGATGAGAAAAATATCGTATAAGTGGAATTGGAGGAGATTCAAAATGACAAGACCTGAGATTACAGCAAAACTATCAGCAATGATCGAAAAGAAAATCAATCCTCACAATGATCCACGTATTTATTGGGCTAAGGAAGTGACATTCGATTATTCGACAGATCATGCGGTAAGGGTGGATTATATGCGGTTCGTGCCGGTGAATAATAGCGTGTCCGGGATAGAAAAAGGTGACTGCTATTGTTATGAGGTTAAATCATCAGCTGAAGATTTTCACTCTGGTCATGGGCTGAATTTTGTTGGCGATTATAACTATCTGGTTATGCCGACAGATGTATATGCTGCGATATCCCTTGAAATTCCGCATTACGTAGGAATATATGTGCCAGATGGAAATGAGCTTGCATGCATCAAAAAAGCAAAGCGAAGAAATCGGACAAGGCCTGTATCTGAAATACTCTTGATGATGTTCCGGTCTGCGAACAGGGATTATAGAAAAGCAGTAAAACAGTTGAAGGAGATACAGAATGGCAAGTAAAACTATCAAAGCAATGGGTGTTAGCCCTATTACAAATACCATCTACTATGGAAATGTAAACAAAGAAAAAGGTTTATGGGTAGGTGAAAAAAAAGACGTAACCGATATGGCAATCGCCTCTGTATTTGAATGGTTCATGAATCAAATGGATGGAAAAGAAGAGTTTGAGATCTCGTATCCAAATGTTTCAGAGTTTAAGTTGAAGATGGTAAGAGAGGAAATAAAAAAGAATGATTGATAGTTTAATAGCATTTACATTTGGAATAGCATTTACATTTGGCACTATTTACTTGATTACACATTTTGGTGTCAAGCGTAAATAGAAATAAAAAGGAGTGATGATATGCGAACCAGGCAAAAGTCACTTGTTGATTTTGGCGTATATCCAGAAGATATTAACCGTTTAAAGGATATATGTCAAAAAGCTACACCAGAGCAGAGACATGATATTTTGCACTGCTGCATAAGCTCTTGCCCTCCAGGGATTGAACTTCTGGTGTATGAATCTATTGTAACAAACAAATCCTATGACCGTATCATGAAGACAAAATACATACCGGCAAAGCGAGATGATTTCTATGCATACAAGCGCAAGGCAATGGCTATGTTTTATGATACTTTAAGAAAACTAAGAGAAATATAATACTACAATTAATATTAAAATGTGGGGACAAATTTTTCTGCCATGTATGGTAATATAGTATATATCTATAGCTATACGTGGCAGAATTTTTATTTTCAGAAAGGGTATGATTGGATGTTGATAGAATGGCAAACGAGGAAAATTTAAAACCTTTTAAACCTGGTCGAAGCAGTGAGGAAGCAGTGAAGAACGGTCAAAAAGGTGGCATTGCTTCTGGTCAGTCTCGCCGCCAAAAGAAAACCCTTTCTGAATTAGCCAAAATGATAGCTGAGAACCCTGCCCCGACTGCTGCAAAGAAGAAACTCACGAAGATGGGTATATCTGACGAGGACGCAAATAACAATGCCTGTATTGTAGCTGCCGTATATGATAAAGCTATCAAAGGAAATATGCAGGCAGTGGACAAATGGGAACAGTTGGTAGCCGTATCAAAATCAGACGAAAGCAAATATGAACTTCCTGCCAGAGTACTCGGCAAGGCATTCGTGGATATTAACCGACAGATTAAGCCCAACATTGAATATGTATTCGAGGGCGGTCGAGGCGGTCTAAAATCCTCATTCGTAGCTTTTAAGATTATTGAACTTATTAAAAATAATCCTCAGATGCACGCCTGCATTACGAGACAGGTAGCTGGCACTCTGAAAGATTCTGTATATGCCAATATGAAGTGGGCTATCAATGAACTTGGATTGATGGAAGAATTTGAATGTAAGGTGTCACCACTTGAGATCAAGTATATTAAGACGGGACAGACGATATACTTCCGTGGTCTGGACGATGAAACCAAACTGAAATCTATTAAGCCGGAGTTTGGATATATCGGAATCCTCTGGAAAGAGGAAAAAGATCAAATGAAGGGAGACGCCCAGGAACGTTCTGTTAATCAGTCTGTACTTCGTGGCGGCGATGAATCCTATGATTTTTCATCATATAACCCACCAAAATCAAAATCAAACTGGGTAAACAGGATCAAGCTCACGCCTAACCCGAAAAGAGTTATTCATCATTCGAGTTATCTGGAAGCCCCGGCAGAGTGGCTCGGACAGAAGTTTATTGACGATGCAGCACATCTGAAAGAAATCAATCCAGAAGCCTATGAACATGAATACCTGGGTGTTCCGAATGGAGACGGTGGAAACGTATTTGAATATCTGGAGATTAGAGATATTACAGATGAAGAAATCAGTCGCATGGATCGTATTTTCGCTGGCGTAGATTATGGATGGTACCCGGACCAGTTCTGCTATCTCCGAACTTATTACGATTCTGCTAGAGAGAAGATATATCTGATTGACGAGCTGTATGTAAATAAATGGAGCAACTCCAAGACCGCTGATTGGATCAAGAAAAAAGGCTATGACGATTATACGATGATATGTGATTCTGCGGAGCCTAAGTCCGTGAATGATTTCCGGGACGCCGGACTTCCTGCCAGAGGAGCAATCAAAGGGCCGGGAAGCATCGAGTATGGTTTCAAATTCTTGCAGACAAAGACACTTGTCATTGACCCAAAACGAACACCGAACGCATATAAGGAAATTACGGAGTATGAGTATGATCGGGATAAAAAGGGAAATGTAATAAGCGGTTATCCTGATGGAAACGATCATGCAATCTCGGCGCTTAGATATGCTTATGAGCCGTTATTTAACAGAAGGGGGTACAGTGCATAAAATGTTAGATAGGTACTTTTCAGATAAAATAAATAAATTCTTAAGAATCGGTTTAAAAATATATGGATCATCTGACATTAACGAAATCTTAAAAGTTGTAGAATATGAAGACATTATTGTGCGAGATACTTCTGTAAGATGGATGGATTTTAAAAGGTAGATTAAATGGGACTTATAACAACACTAAAAAGGTGGTTTAACATGATATTCAAAAAACAAGCCGAAGAGGACTTTAATATTCAGGCAGCAGAATTTCCAGAGATGGAATCGCTGATTAACCGGTGTGCAAACATCTATAGAGGCGCGCCGGAATGGTTGGACGATAATAATAATATTAAGACGATCAATTTTGCGAAATCTGTCTGCTCAGAGACAGCTAGGCTTGCAACACTGGCGATCGGCATTCAGATAGACGGTTCTGCAAGGGCTACATGGCTTCAGGAACAGATTGACAAGGTATATTTCCAGATACGGCACTGGGTAGAATATGGATGTGCTTATGGAACGGTATTTATCAAGCCAAACGGCGAGAGCCTTGACGTATTCACTCCGGCAGATGTGATGATTGTAGATTATGACAATCAGGAAATAAAGGGGATTATATTCAAGGACTATTATACCGTTGGACGGAAATACTACACACGGCTTGAATATCATCGTTTTGTCGAGACTACAATAGATGGCGTGACAACCTATCCGTACTACGTTTCTAACAGAGCTTATGTGTCGAAATCCCCTCAGTCAATCGGCGATAAAATCGACCTTAAACAGACCAAATGGGCTGACCTCATGGCAGATACGCCGCCGATACTCAAGGCAAACGGTGAGAAACTGGACGGACCTCTATACGGAGTTCTACGGACGCCACAGGCGAATAACGTGGATATTAGCACGCCACTGGGACTTCCAATATTTGCAGAAGCTATCGAAGAGCTGAAAGACCTGGACATTGCATACAGCCGAAATGCAAAAGAAATTCTTGATTCTAAGCGGACTGTTCTGGCAGATGACAGATTGTTGATGCCGAGTGGTTCACCTATCTCCGCTATGACACCGCAGACAATGGAACATAGATGTAAAGAAATGAGCCTGCCAGATTATATAAAAAATGTATTCGGACAGGATGAGAAAGAGTTCTACCAAGAAATCAACCCGATTCTCAACACAGATACTCGTATAAGCGGCATAAACGCCCTTTTAAGCCAGTTAGGGTACAAGATTGGATTCTCCAACGGATACTTTGTTTTTAACGAATCCAGCGGTATTCAGACGGCTACAGGAGTAGAAGCGGAACAGCAGAGAACAATACAGTTTGTCAAGGATGTAAGGGATAAGCTGGAATCCTGCTTAGATCAAGTGATCTATGCGTTAAATGTCCATGCTGATCTATACAGACTTGCACCGGTAGGAGCTTATGAAATCAATTATGATTTCGGAGACATCACATACTCCTTTGCAGAGGACAAACAGACTTGGCTCAGCTATGTAAACACCGGAAGAGTTCCGTTCTGGTACTATCTGGTAAAGTTTGAAGGATTCAGTGAAGCGGATGCGAAAGCACTTGCGGATGAAGCAAATGCAGAAAACAAAGCAAGTGGATTATTTGGGGATGAATAGCCTATGAAGATCAATAATCATGTTGGAAATGTACATATCAAATTCGATACGAAGCGGATTGATGGCAATTTGAAAGAAGCTCAAAAGAAGCTGAATGAGCAAATCGTAGAAGACTGCATTCCCCTTATGCCATTCCAACAGGGAGCATTGGTGGAAAGTGTATCATATCCACAGGGTATCGACGGCGGCGAAATCAAGTGGGGAAACAGAAACGTGCCTTATGCTCATTATTTGTACGTGGGAGAGGTGTACGGACCGAACATCCCAAAGAAAGATGCACAGGGAAATATCATTGGATGGATGTCTCCACCAAGTAAAAGCCCAACCGGAAGACGATTGCAATATAGTAAAGCACCGCATCCAGAAGCAGGGGCAGAATGGTTTGAAAGAGCAAAAGCCCAGCATTTATCGGATTGGACAAGGCTGGTAAAAAGAACGGCAGGTGGTAAATAATGCTTCCACCAGAGTATTTCCGCGGAAAAGAAAAAAGGATCCTTGCGATTTACCAGGAACTGGAAGATTTTATAATGACGGACATTTCCCGGCGTATTCTCCAGGCTGGAAAAATGACCGCCACGGCTGATCGGCTTATCTGGAAGCTTACGCAAATGGGAGAAAGCAGAGCTGCCATTGAACAGAAATTGCAGAAGCTTACAAAAATGACACAGCCAGAGCTTAGACGAATCCTGCAAAATGCCGTGATGACTTCTTGGGATAATGATAAAGATATCCTTTTAGGAATTGACGAGAGTATAAGTCCGCCATTGGAAAATCCAGAAGTTATAGCGGTGATGGATGCAGAATTTAAAAAGACATTGGGAGAGCTTAGCAACCTTAGCAGGACAACCATAAATCAATCTCAGCGTGATCTAATTAATCTGCTAGATAAAGCTGAAATCCGTGTTGCTTCCGGTGTGCAATCATACACGGCTGCAATTTGTGACGTGTTGGACAATTATGCTAAAAAAGGAATTATGGTAGATTATCCAACAAGCGGTGCCAAAAGAACACTTGAAGCAGCTGTGAGGTGCTGCGTGGTAACGTCAATGAACCAGACAGCGGCACAGATTACTAATCAGTACATTGTGCAGGCGAAGACAAATTATGTCCTTGTATCAGCCCATCTGGGAGCCAGAACAGCACAGAAAGGACAGCCTCCTTGTGGAGATCATTCAGCCTGGCAGGGAAAGCCTTACTCAATAGTTGGATCAGAACCGGGATATCCTAATCTTTTGGATAGCACCGGCTACGATATCAATCCGAACACTGGACAGGGAACTGTTCGGGATCTACATGGGCTTCATGGGTATAATTGTCGGCACTCTCACCAGCCATGGGCAAAAGGATTGCGGAATCCATGGGCGGACGAACACAAGATTGATTCTGAAGAGAATAAAAAGATCTACGAAGATACCCAGGAGCAGCGAGCAATGGAGCGTTCTATTCGAGCTACTAAACGCCAATTGATAATGAAGAACGAAGAAATCAACTCAGACGATGTACCAGACTCTGAAAAAGAAAAACTTAGATCAGAATATGATCGAATGGCTTTTAAGCTGACTGAACAGAATAAGGAGTATAATAAATTCTGTGAGGAAAACAATCTTGCAGCACAATATTACCGCAACAAGGTAGCAGACTTTGGATATAAGCAGCAGTCCAGGGCAAATGCCGGGGCAAAAAGATTTATGAGAGAAAAGTGAGGTAACTATGGATAGATGGGTGTATTTCAATCCTAATCCAGCCGGGAATCGTGTAGGCGATTGTGCTGTCAGGGCAATATGCAAGGCATTAGAACTTGATTGGGAAACGGTATTTACAGGATTAATGGTATATGCTTGCTCACTATCAGATATGCCAAGCGCCAATTATGTATGGGGATCATATTTAGCGAAGCATGGATTCCACAGAAAGCTTGTGGAGCAGTCGGAGAGGTATATTTATACAGTAAATGACTTTTGCACAGATCATCAGACAGGCACGTACATTCTCTGCATAGATGGTCATGTGGTGACAGCGAAGAACGGCAAATATTACGATACATGGGATAGTGGTAATGAGATCCCGGTATATTACTGGGAAAAGGAGTAGCTAAATGAGCATACAGGAATTTATTCAGTTTTTTCTTTCAATCTGTGGAGGAGTATCAATTATTGGAGGGGCAGCAGCTGTTATTTTTAAATGGATTGCTCCGGCATTCAGGCTTAATAAGCGAGTGGAAATCCTGGAAGACCATGATAAAAGAGATTTTGAAACGTTAAAGAGAATAGCTGAGAGAGATTCCCTTATCCTGGAGGTCTTGTCAACCATGCTAGACAGTCAGATCAACGGGGACAACGTCGAGGAATTAAAAAAAACAAAACAGAAGCTTACAAATTATCTTGCACAGAATCAGCGTTAATTGCATTAATAAGAGGTATGCTCATGAAATTATATGTGTTCACAAAGAAAGATATAGACAGATTCTTAGTAGAGTGTAATTTTACACCGGATGAAGAAAGATTGTTCCGGTTGAGATGTAAAGAATACACGCTTGAATACTGCGCTGAACAGATGAACGTGAGCATATCTACGGCGAAACGATTAAGCCGCCGAGTAAACAATAAAATAATCAAAGTGTGCTGATACTTTTTGGATACTAATTAGAGCCAGAAACGACCTGTTTCCGGTTCTTTTTTTATGTAAAAATATAATCAGAAAGGCGGTGTATAAGATGGCATTATATAACAATCCTTATCAATATAGTTTTGGCGTTCCTGGGCAGATGAACCAGTTCCAGCAACAGCCTGTCCAGATTCCAGCTCAACCAGTACAACAGCAGCAGAACAATAATGGCATTCTGTGGGTATCTGGTGAAGTCGGAGCAAAATCCTATCTGGTAGCACCCGGGACAAGCGTTTTACTGATGGACAGTGAGAGCGAAAATTTCTACATAAAATCTACAGACGTTTCTGGTATGCCGCAGCCATTACGGACGTTTGAATACCACGAGGTGGGCTCTCAGATGCCTCATAAACAGTCTGTTCAGAACATGGATAATAAATATGTTACTCGACAGGAATATGACGATTTAAAGGGCAAATACGAAGCTATCATAAACCGATTAAATTCTTTTTCTGAACCTGTTAGGGCTAATACCGCACAGGAATCAGCGACCAAGGGAGGAAATGCAGATGAGTAATCCATTATTTAATGTACTTGGCGGTGGGATGCCACAGGGAAACGGGCCAATGCAGATGATACAGCAGTTTATGCAGTTTAAACAGAATTTTAAGGGAGACCCAAAAGCAGAAGTTGAGAAGATGTTACAGTCTGGGAAGATTTCCCAGCAGCAACTTAATCAGGTTCAGCAGATGGCAGGACAGTTTCAAAATCTGCTGAAGAATATGAAATAGTACATTACGATCTGGCCAGATTGATGTAAATACACTAAAAGGAGATTTATATTATGGATGGAAATTATAGCTTAGCAGATATTGCTGCCGCTACTGGAAACGGTAGAAATAATGATGGCATGTTTGGTGGAGATGGTGCATGGTGGCTTATCGTGCTTTTCTTGTTCGCATTCTGCGGATGGGGAAACAATGGCTGGGGCAACAATGGCAACGGTGGTGGATATACAGCCACAGCAGCTACTCAGGCAGATATTCAGAGAGGATTTGATAATTCCGCAGTAATCAGCAAGCTTGACGGAATCAATAGCGGCCTGTGTGATGGCTTCTACGCCATGAATAACGGTATGCTTACCGGATTTAATGGAATCAACACAAACATCATGCAGACTGGCTTTGGCATTCAGCAGGCTATTAACGCTGACACTGTAGCAAACATGCAGAATACAAACGCGCTCCAGGCACAGCTTGCAAACTGCTGCTGTGAAACCAGAGAAGCAATCCAGGGCGTGAACTACAACATGGCGCAGAACACCTGTGCATTGCAGAACACAATGAACAGTAACACAAGAGACATTATTGACAGTCAGAATGCAGGAACAAGAGCAATCCTTGATTACCTGTGCAACGAGAAGATATCCAATCTCCAGGCTGAAAATAACGACCTCAGACGTGCCGCTTCTCAGGATCGCCAGAGTGCGTTGCTCACAACTGCAATGGCTTCACAGACACAGCAGCTTATTAATGCAATCAATCCGGCACCGATTCCAGCATACCAGGTTCCTAACCCGAACACATATTACGGATGCGGATGCAACACCGGATGCAATTGCTGACAACTTCATATTGAGAGTATCTTTCGATTGATTTCGGATGTCGGCTTATGCCGTATTACACAGAGGGGCAGGCTGAGACCTGTCCTTTTGCGATATTATGAAAGGAGTATTTTTATGGCAGAATTTACAAATGTAGTTGCTCAGACCGTAGCAGCAAAAGGAAATGTAACATTTTCAAACACAGCAGTTAAAGGCTCTAACTGTATTCAGCACAGAGAGGGAAGCGGGATCATCACTCTGAGAGGACTGACTAACCAGTGCAAAGCGAGATTTTTCGTGGATTTTTCTGGTAATATCGCAATTCCAACAGGCGGTACTGTCGGGGCTATTTCTCTGGCTATTGCAATCTCTGGCGAACCTGTATTATCTTCCCAGATGATTTCCACACCGGCAGCAGTAGACCAGTATAATAATGTGTCTTCCGGAATTTACGTGGACGTACCACGCGGATGTTGCGTTAATATTGCAGTAGAAAATACCAGTGATCAGGCTATTTCTGTTGCAAATGCGAACGTTGTTGTAACAAGAGAAGCGTAGGAGGTGCAGTTATGAGAGATATCAAGGATTTATGCGCAAGGATAGAAGACGAGCTTGCAAAAATCGCAGATAGTGGGCTGACCACTGGAAACTTGGAAATGACATACAAGTTGATTGATATGTACAAAGATATAAAAAATACGCAGTACTGGGACAAAAAGGTGGAGTATTACAACGCCGTCCTTGATGAAATGCGTAGCGGATACAATGACGATTACAGCGAGCGCGGAAGAAAACGTGGCGGCATGGGGAGATACAGCCGCAGTGATGGAAGAATGATGTACCCAGATTATGATCGTGGCACCTCTTACGGTGATGAAAGTCGCGACTACGGAACCGGAAGAGGAAATTATAGCCGATCTGATGGACGAGACACTTACAGTGACTATATGGAACAGAAACAGAATTATCGTTCTGGAAAGTCTGAGGACTGCAAGAGGAAGATGCTTGCCGCTCTGGAAGAACATCTTGACGAACTTACTACAGAAATGAGCGATATGTCCAAGGATGCAGAGTGCCGGGAAGAACGTGATCTTGTTAAAAGATACGTTGAAAAACTGAGAAGTATGCTTTGACTCTTGCAAATGTGGGGACAACTTTTTTAAAAAAATGTGATACTATAATCTTGCAAGGAATGGTGAACCTTGTAGGGCTTGCTGATTAGAAGTTTTTGCTTTCTTTTTCATTTCATGTCCTCCTTTCTTTGTGAATATGTCCTTAATAGAAACAGATTTGAGCGGAATCTGGAGGTTGAAAAGCGGATGCAATTTCCGGCATATTCACTCATCGTCGTGACGGACGGTAACACCTCCTCTTAAATTAAACAAAATTTCCGCGAAAGTCGGATAGTGGTAGGCATAACACGATAAATACCTTGCTAACCCGGGAATCCGGGTTAATGGAATGTAGCTCAGTGGTAGAGCAGCTTACATATAGCGTGCCAGAGGTTCGATTCCTTTCATTCCATTATAGGTTTATCCTTATCCTGTGGACTGGAATTTAATTCAAATAGTCCCGAAAAGGTGTCTTCTGGGAAAGCGGTAACGATTGGCGGTGTTACGGCGGACTGTAAATCCGTCCCCTCGTGGTAAACATTATAGGTTCAATTCCTATCTTTCCCATGATTCAACATGTTGAAAAGGTTAACGCTTATCCTGTTAACTGCTGGGCAGTTCGAAAAGCGCAGTGAAATATAGCGCAGTTGGTAGAGCAACATCCGCATAGGGTGCGTGTCGGCGGTTCGATTCCGCCTATTTCATTACCTTGCCAGTGGTCTAACTGGCTTAATCCATTTACCTGCGGCGGCAGGTCAATAAACACGACCAGGAGGATATATATGCAGAAACTTATTGACACATTAAAATCATTTGGAATTGAAATCCCGGAGGATAAACAAGCAGATGTGAAAAAGGCGCTTTCTGAGCATTATAAGAACGCCAAGGAAGTTGCAAAAACTCTGTTAAAAGTTGAGGGAGAACGAGATAACTGGAAAGAACGTGCCGAGACAGCAGAGGAAACCTTGAAAGGGTTTGACGGTATCGACCCGGCGAACATTCAGACAGAGCTTGCTGGATGGAAGAAGAAGGCTGAGGACGCAGAGAAAGAATTCAATGCGAAGATCTATGACCGCGATTTTTCAGACGCACTCAAAGCAGCACTTGATGATGTTAAATTTTCCAGTGAGGCTGCAAAAAGGTCAGTCATGGCAGACATCAAAGAAGCTGGATTAAAGCTGAAAGATGGTAAGATACTTGGACTGAATGATCTGATTGAGCAGATGAAACAGACTGACGCATCCGCTTTTGTGGATGAATCTCAGCAACAGGCTCAGCAGAATCAGGCAAGGTTTACTACTCATGTTGGACAGCAACAGACACCGGGAAGCATGACAAAGAAAGATATCGAAGCAATTAAAGACCCGTCTGAGAGACAGGCTGCAATTGCTCAGAATATCCAGTTATTCCAGTGATTTTTTTACACCGACTATACACCAGAGTATAGCCGCTAACCCAATACCTTAACAATTATGGGTAGAAAGGACTTTTTTTATGGCAGCAAAAGCTAATCTTATTATGAGTAATGATATCCAGGTAACGGCACGTGAGATTGACTTCGTCACCAGATTTGAAAGAAACTGGCAGCACTTACGTGACATCCTGGGCATTATGAGACCTATCAAAAAACAGCCGGGTGCTGTACTCAAGTCCAAATACGCAGAGGGTACTTTGCAGAGTGGAAATGTTGGTGAGGGTGAGGAAATCCCTTACAGCAAGTTTACCGTAAAAGAAAAGAACTATGCGGAAATGACTATCGAAAAGTACGCAAAGGCTGTATCTATCGAAGCGATCAAGGATCACGGTTATGAGAACGCCGTTCAGATGACTGACGATGAATTCCTTTTCCAGCTTCAGAGTGATGTTACCGGCAGATTCTATGACTATCTGAAAACCGGTACGCTTACTTCCACAGAAACTACATTCCAGATGGCTCTGGCAATGGCTAAAGGCCGTGTTGAGAATAAATTCAAACAGATGCACAGAAATGTGACAGGCGTTGTTGGATTTGTCAATATTCTGGACGTATATGAATACCTCGGAGCAGCTGAAATCACTATTCAGAACCAGTTCGGATTCCAGTACATGAAAGACTTTATGGGGTTCAATACCATCTTCCTGTTATCTGACAGTGAGATTCCAAGAGGACAGGTTATTGCTACTCCTGTCGAGAACATCGTTCTGTACTATGTTGACCCGAACGAATCTGACTTTGCAAGAGCAGGACTTGTATACACCGTATCTGGCGAGACAAACCTGATCGGATTCCATACACAGGGCAACTACCATACAGCAGTGTCTGAAGCGTTTGCAGTAATGGGACTTACTCTTTTTGCAGAGTACATTGACGCAATCGCAGTAATTACCATTGACGAAACACCAACACTTGGTACTCTGACAGTAACATCTGCGGTAGGAACAGCAACTGGTGATATAAAAATCACTGTAAATCCGGCTAAAGAAAACGCTGGCAATGTGTATAAATACAAAGTTGCAGCAGACGCAGTAACTGTCGGATACGGACAGAACCTCAGAAACTGGACTTCTTGGGACGGAAAAGCTGACATTAAGGCAACAACCGGACAGAAGATCACAGTGGTTGAGTGCGACGGAACATACAAAGCACTGAACGCCGGAAGCACAAGCGTAACAGCAAAACCATAAATGTAGGAGGTAACTGGCATGGCTTATGCAGATTATGAATTTTACACAACTTCATATTTCGGTTCAGTTGTGCCAGAAACCGAATTTCCACGATTAGCAGAAAGAGCCAGTGGTTTTGTGGACACAATGACATTTGACAGGTTGGTGGACGGACTGCCAAAAAATGAACGCTCACAGAAGCGCATCAAAAAGGCGGTCTGCTCACTGGCTGAATTAATGTATCAGATTGAGCTTGCTGAAAAGAACGCTACCAATGCCGCTGTAAGTGGTACGTCAACCACAATTGGGTCCGGTGGTAGCACGACAGGCATTGTAACGTCCGTATCCTCTGGCAGTGAATCCATTTCCTACGCCACGCCTCAGCAGATCGGAGCAAGCGCAAAGGAATGGAGCGCTGTGTATGTCGCCGCTGGGGATGTGCAGAAAACGAACGACTTACTCCTTAAAACAGCTTTGCCTCTGTTGATGGGAGTTATAACAGATGATGGAATACCAGTATTGTATGCAGGAGTGTAATTATGGAATTAAAAGAACTCACCAGTAAAGTAATAGAACTGTTGAAGATCGAAAGCCCAGAACAGATTCCAGATTCTTTGATGGAAATTGTACTGAATGGAAAAATGGAATATTTCGACAGATTTTGCAATCTGGTTGAGGACTTATCCATTGACTGGTTGCAGAAGATTTTTCAGTATTATCTTGCTGATAGAAAAGTAAAGATGCAGGACTACACGCCTGTTTCATTGGCGAGATTTGTTGGAAAGCTGGTGCAAACAGAAAACGAACGCTCTGTATATGATTTATGTGCTGGAAGCGGTGCATTGACTATTCAGAAGTGGAATCTGAATAGCAAATTGAAATTCGTATGCTATGAGTACGATAAAACAGTTATTCCAATTCTACTTTTTAATCTGGCAGTAAGAAATATTGATGCAGTCGTTGTAAATGGTGATGCATTGCAGGATGAAGTTTTCGCAACTTATCTCGTAAAGAAAGGCGATAAATATTCTTCTGTAAAAGAGGCGGAGAATTTTAAGCCAAAAAAGACGGATAGTTGTATTTCAAATCCACCATATAATATGAAGTGGAAGATACCGCTGTTTGCACAGTTGCAACCTCGCTTTAATGACTGTGAGTTGCCGCCAGAAAACAATGCAAATTACGCTTTTATTCTGACTGCATTAAATAACTGCAATGAAAAGGTTTCAATGATTCTTCCATGTGGGGCATTATCTTCCGAAGTGGTGAGCGAAAAACAGATAAGGCAATATCTTGTTAAAAAGAATCTTATAGAATCAGTTATCTTATGCCCCGATAAAATGTTTGAAGCTACATCAATACCAACTTGCCTTTTAACTTTGAGCAAGAAAAAAGAGACAACGCATATTGCATTTTTAGATATGCGCAAAACTTGCGATGTAGAACAAAGAGAACAAAATGGACAGTTTGGCGGAGCAAGTCACGAAAATAGAACGTATAAAAAAGCTGTTAATGTGTTTTCTGATGAACAGATGGAAAGCGCTATTGATTCTATCATCAACCAGAAAAGCATTCCGGAATTTTCAAAAAGCGTATCTGTTCAAACAATTTCTGAAAATGATTACTGTCTTGTTCCATCAAGATACATTGAATTTCAAGAAAATGATTTCACTCACAGAGATTATGGAGAAATCATTGACGACTTAAACAGAGTTATCAATGAGAAAAATGGTCTCAAGCTGACAATGAATGAAACACTTGCAAAATCAATCGGATTATATGACATATTCCAGATGTTCAAACAGTCGGAAGAAACAGCGGATTCCATGAATCAAATGCTTGTTTTTACTGGAAAGAAAATCGAAAAAGAAAATTTTATTTCCATGACAAAGAAAGCAGGAGAACTGAAATTTGAAAACGGAAGCAAGAACAGCATATCAACTATATTACTTTCAATTTTGCAGATGTGGAAACAGCACATAATGTATCTGAACAATGAAGAAAATAGGTACTTAGTAGAATTGAGAGATGCACTTTTACCAGATTTAATGTCTGGAAAAATTGATTTGGGAGGTGATAAATAATGGAAGCATTATTTACAAATGCAACTCTGATTCTGGCAGTAATCAGTGTTTTGGCATTTTGTGTGTCTGTGATTACACAGGTAATTAAAAATGTTGGGTTCCTGTCGAAAATTCCGACAGATGCCTTGGTGCTTGTATTGTCTATCGGCATTACTGTAGCCACTTTTGTAGCGTATATGCAGTATATCCACATGACAATCTTGTGGTATATGATTTTAGCAGCTATCATGGCTGGGTTTATTGTGGCGTTTATTTCCATGTTCGGATGGGAGAAAACTACGGAATTGTGGAAACGAACGTCCAAGATTGACGTGGATAAGATGAAAAATAAATGATTAAGGAGAGGGTATCATGTACGAAAAAACAGTGACGATTTTTAACTATTACGAATCAGCCACGACCGGAGATGCGTACTGGTATCCTCACGTGCTATCTGGCGTTGACCTCATTACCGATAAAGGAGCAATCCTTAAGAAGTACGGGCCATACGCAACTGACAACGCACAGTTACACGTACGCTATACCGCCCAGAATGGCGATATAACCATTGTTGACAAGAATGGTAAAATTCTCCCATATGTACCGCCTAAAGAGTGGAAAAGGCAGATCAACAATGCCCTGGAAGACACTATCACATTCTCAGATGAATCGTTCTTCTGGGAGGGTGAGTGGACTGGTGGAACGGTAACTGACAGTGATTATCGGAGCGGATTTTATCAATACATGAACCAGAACAAGGACAATGTCTTTAAAGTCACCAGTGCGGGCGGACCGTATACACTGATACCACATTTTGAAATATTAGGAAAGTAGGATGCAATATGGCGGATAAACCGATCGGCAAGGACGCAGAGGGATATGAGATTCTGACAGAAGCCATGAAAGCTTTACTGAATCAGTATCCTGGACTGTATGAAAACGAAACAATCAAATATGAGGAATTGGGAACTGATAGCGGTATCTCGTTCTTTGCGGATACCGGAGCATTAATCTATTCAGAAAAAGAAGATGTATGCGGAACGATGCACCAGGTGTGCCAGTACCCCTTTATCGTGGTATATCGCACAGCTTCCGAAAAGGAGCGCCAGAAGCTATCTGTTCAGAAGTTTCTGGACAACCTTGGCAAGTGGATTTGCCGGGAACCAGTCACAGTAGATGGCACTGAGACGCGCTTATCCGCTTTTCCAGAGCTTTCCAGAGGACGAGTGATAAAACGCATCATTCGCGATAATTCCTACGGCACAGAGCCGCAGGAGAACGGCGTACAGGACTGGTTGCTTCCAATCACAGTAAAATACGAATATGACTGGGAAAAATGGTGATTACACCACTTAAATATAACAACTAACCGGCTATCAATCGGAGATAGTCGCTAACCTACACAGCCTTTAAGAGTTATAGGCAGAAAGGACATTTCTATGGCAGTTACAGGCAAAATTGATCGTAAATACATGGCACATTATATTGACGCAGGTTCCCTCTGTGGAGGACTGACACCAAAATATGAGCGTCTTGGAAAAGATCTGGAAGAGTATAACGTAGAACTCAATCCGGATACTGAAACATCTAAAAACATTCTTGGAGAATCCACATTCAAGCATAACGGCTACGAAGTTTCTTCCGACGCTGATCCGTTTTATGCAGACACTACTTCTGATCTGTTTGCAGCATTGCAGAAGATTGTAGACGGACGTCTCAAAGACGATAACCTCAAAACAAAAGCAGTTGAGGTCCACCTTTGGACAGAAGCCACGGCAGGCAAGTATGAAGCGTATCAGCAGGACTGCTACGTTGTGCCGACATCCTACGGTGGTGATACGTCCGGATATCAGATTCCATTTACCGTCAACTATACTGGCGAACGTGTAAAAGGAAAGTTTGATATCAGTTCCGGTGCATTCACAGCTGATAGCGAATAAGCACATATGCAAGGAGGGCACGCCAAATGGCAAAAGTAATTAATACAAAAATTGATGATGGAATTCTCGTTTTTACATTCACAAATAACAAAGACGAAGTTTTTTCTTCTTTCAAACTGAATCCGACCGATATCAATGTAGCAGCACGTGCAGAGGAGCTGACAGAATATTTTGAACAATTCAAAGATTCTATTCAGAAAGTTACTTCCGGAAAAGAAATGGCAGAGTTAAATAAACAGCTCGAAGATAAGATCAACTATCTGCTTGGCTACGAAGCATCAAAAGACCTGTTTAAAGAGCCAATTACAGCAACTACCGTATTTGGAAACGGACAGGTATTTGCCTATATCGTTCTGGATAAAATCGCAGATGCAATCGCACCGGAAATTGAAAAAAGAAAAAAGAAAATGCAAGCAGCAGTCAATAAGTATACGGAGAAATATACAAAATGACCGCCTATGAGCTTCCCACCTCACTAAACATAAGTGGGGTGGATTTTTCTATTAGAACGGATTTTCGAGCAATCATTGATATTCTCATTGCACAGAATGATCCAGAGTTAGACGAACAGGCAAAAGCAGTTGTTATGTTGCAGATTCTGTTCGAGGATTGGCAAAGCATACCCTCAGAACATCTTGTAGAAGCTTGTCGGAAAGCTTGCGAGTTTATTGACTGTGGTCAAGTTGACGATAGTCCAAATAAACCCAAACCTCGCTTGATGGACTGGAAACAAGACGGAGATATGATCGTTCCGGCTGTAAACAAGGTTGCTGGTAAAGAAATCAGATCAGTGTCTTATATGCACTGGTGGACATTCTTTGGATATTTCATGGAATCTGGTGAATGCCTGTTCAACACGGTTGTTGGAATCCGGTCAAAAAAAGTAAAGGGCGAAAAGCTTGATAAATGGGAAAAGAAATTCTATCAGGAAAACAAGAATATTATTGACATAAAAACACGTCTCAGCGAAGAAGAGCAAGCTTATAAAGATAAGCTAAATGAGATGTTGAACCTCAAATAGTTAGGAGGTGGACACATGGCTGCTGATGGCTCAGTCATCATTGATACCCAGCTTGATACAAGCGGTATATCATCAAGTATAAGTGAGGTACAAGCAGCATTCAAAGACTTGGCTAAATCTGTAAAAGAAATTAGCCAAAAAATAAATTCTGTAATCAACGAAGGAATTGAGCAGTTAAATGATTCTTTTTCCTCTTTGCAACAGCGGACCAGAGAAGTGGAAGATTCTGTAAATGATTTGGAGTCTTCAGCAGATAATGTCGGTTCAAGTTTATCCAGAGGGTTCAATGAAGCAAATACTACGATACCAAAGACTAGCAGAAATGTAAATCTTCTTGGACGACAATTTGAGGGTCTCGGTGCAACGGTAAAAAGAATCGGTATCCTTATCGGCAGTGCATTTGCGGTTGGGAAACTGATTCAGTTCGGCAAAGAATGCGTGGAACTTGGTTCTAATCTGGCAGAAGTGCAGAACGTGGTTGATGTTACATTTACAACCATGTCGGATAAGGTAAACGAATTTGCAAAGAGTGCCATGACTTCAGCCGGACTGTCAGAAACCATGGCAAAGCAGTATGTTGGAACGTTCGGAGCAATGTCTAAGTCATTCGGATTCTCAGAATCACAGGCTTACGACATGTCAACGGCTCTGACACAGCTGACCGGTGACGTGGCATCATTCTACAACATCAGTCAGGACTTGGCTTACATTAAGCTGAAATCAGTGTTTACGGGTGAAACGGAAACACTCAAGGACCTCGGCGTGGTAATGACTCAGTCAGCCCTCGATCAGTACGCACTGGCTAATGGCTATGGCAAAACTACATCCGAAATGACCGAACAGGAAAAAGTAGCTCTCCGTTTAGCTTTTGTGCAGAAACAGTTGTCCGCGGCATCTGGAGACTTTATTCGTACTTCTGACAGCTGGGCGAACCAGGTACGAGTGATGCAGCTACAGTTGCAGTCTCTCAAAGCAACAGTTGGGCAGGGATTGATTAATATTTTCACACCTGTTCTGAAAGTAATCAATATTCTACTCGGTAAACTGGCAACTCTGGCAAATGCATTTAAAAGCTTCACAGAACTGATTACTGGCAAGAAATCATCAGGTCAGACAAGTGGAAGCGGAGCAGGGCTTGCCGGAACAGGAGCGATTGCGGATACAGCAGATCAGTATGGACAGGCAGCCGATAATGCAGAAAAACTGGCAGATGCCACGAACGACAATGCAAAAGCAACAAAAAAAGCGAATAAGGAAACAAAAAACTATCTTTCGTCACTTGACGAAGTACACAAGGTTAGTTCCACAGAGGGCACATCTTCAATTCCATCTGGTTCTGGATCCGGTGGAACTGGCTCTGGGGGCGGAGGATTGCCGAGTTCGGTTGGCAGTGTGGACTATGGCAGCCTGGCAGAGGGCGAAAACGCACTTGACAAGATTAGTGATTCTGCTAAGAAACTAGCCGACCTTCTTAAAAAACTCTGGAAGCCATTTAAGGACGCTTGGAAAAAAGAGGGTAAGAATACTATTAATGCGGCGAAAACCGCACTTGATGGACTCAAAAAGCTCGCTGTAAGTGTAGGTAAAAGCCTTGTAGAGGTCTGGACAAGCGGCACGGGCACAACGATGCTTACGACCATGCTGAGGATTGCTCAGAACGTACTTGAGACCGTTGGGAATATCGCTTCCGGCTTCGCAGATGCTTGGAATAAGAACAATGTCGGAACACAGATTATCCAGAACATTGCAGATGCTCTTGTAGTAGTTATGCAGTTTGTTGAGAAAATCGCAGAGGATACAGCGACATGGGCGGCGAATCTCAACTTTTATCCGCTATTGGAATCTATCAGCAATTTAACCAGTACATTTGCTCCAATTTTAGAATCCATCGGAAATGTTCTTGAATGGATTTACAATAATATCGTTCTTCCGATGCTGAAATGGCTGATTGAAATAGGAATTCCAACAGTGATTAACCTAGTGTCTGATTTGTCAGGTTTTTTTGCAGACCATCAGTCAATCATTGAGGCATTCGGCGCAGCTCTGATTGGAGCATTTGCAGCAGGAAAGATCGCGGTACTGGCTAAAGGCATCAGCGGAAGTATTGGTACAATTATGACATATGGAAAAGGTCTTATAGCTCTGATGACTGGGGCGGGTGGAATTATAGGTGGTATTAAAGCTATCGCAACAGCTATCGGACCAGGGGGAATATTCGCTATTGCCGTTGGAGCTTGCATTGCGATTGGCGTTTTACTGTACAAAAATTGGGACAAAATCAAAGAAGTTGCAGGAATCGTAGCATCTGCTGTTGTTGGCTTCTTTAAAACAATGGGCAAAGGTGTAAGTATGATTCTTTCTGATCTGAAAGAAACCGTTACTGGAATCTTGGATGCGATAGGAACACTTGTTTCAAATGTCGTTTCTTCGATAGTTAAATTTGTTACTTCAAAGACGCGAGAAATGGCAGAAGCGGCAACCAGAAAAATTAGCGACATGAAAGAAAAAGCTTCAACTTTATGGAACGGTATGAAAGCCAATGCAAGAGAAACCTGGGAGAATATCGTGACGATTGTGGGAAATAAAGTCGCAGCTATCCGCGATGCTATTGTAAACAAATTTACATCGGCAAGAGACAGAGTGGCGGAAATTTTTGGCGGTATCCGTGATACCATCCGGGATATTCTAAACAAAGTCATCGGAATTGCAAACAGCGCTATTGGAACTGTAAACAGTGCAATCGGCGGCATTGAATCAGCATTTACATTTGGACCGTGGAAGGTTCCAACTCCTTTTGGTTCGAGGACAATTGGATTTACAGCTAATTTCCCAAGAGTTCCTACAATTCCATATCTTGCAAAAGGTGCCGTTATCCCGCCAAGATCAGAGTTCCTTGCAGTGCTTGGAGATCAGAAGAATGGTCGCAACCTGGAAGCACCAGAAGAATTGTTAAGGCAGATTGTAAGGGAAGAAACTGGAGGACAGCAGTCTGGCGGAAGCTATAGATTTACCGCACAGCTCAACAGACGAACCATATTTGATGAGATGATTGATGAAGCAAAGTTAAGGCGTGATGCAAGCGGTACAAATCCGTTTGAGCTGGCATAGGGGGGAGTGCATGGCATCTATATTATTGAGCAAATCCATAACGAACAGATACAAAATAAATGGCAAGCGCATGCCTCAGCCAGACAAGGACATGACGTGTAATTTTGAAACGACATACTCAGAAGGAAGTAATCGTACACAATTCGGAAAAGCCATATTGGTTCCGTTATTTACGGTAATTCAGTACGGTTATGAAGCCACAAACGTTCCAGTGGTAGAAGCAGAAGAACTCATAAATGCAATAATACACGGAAAACCTTTTGATTTGTACCACTATTCCATCAGACACCATGATTGGCGCACAGAATCATTCTATGTTGGAAAGGGAACGTTTTCCTTGGCTTGTGTGGCGCCTGGTGAAGAATACTATTCCAAGATATCTTGTAACATGCAGGGGGTGAATCCGCTTGATTAATGTATCTAAAGCATTTAAAAACGCACTTGCAGAAGGTAAAATACTATATGAAATAGTGGATATCACCTTTGCTGATGGAAGAAAAAAAACCTTAGACATTGAAATCCTGGTAGGTGGAGGAACCTTCACGGACTGCGCCGAAAGCAGCAGCTTTCCGATTGGAGCTACAGTATGTAAGTCCATGACACTAAGCCTGGATAACACAGAGGACCAGTGGAAGGATTACTACTTTTACAAAGCAAAATTAACCGCCTACCTCAAAATGCAAGTAACTGATAGCGTTGTGGAAACCATAAAAAAAGGAACCTACACCATTACAACTCCTGAACAGTACGGTGAAGTCCTTGAATTCACAGCCCTGGATGATATGTACAAAGCTAATGCATCTTATACAAGCAAACTGGTGCTTCCACAGACGGCTTTTACATTGCTCCGGGATGCTTGCGCAACTATTGGAATCTCTATGGGCTTTTCCTCCATGGAGCACGGAGACGTGGTAATCAACAGTATTCCAGACGGAATTACCTTCCGGCAGCTGATTGGCTGGGTAGCTATGTTAGATTCGGCTAATGCAAGGGTGGATGTAAATGGTAATTTACAGTTAATTAAATGGGATTTCGATTCTGTATCAGTAGATTACGGAGCCACAGTCGGGGATGATGGATATCTTGTATTTGGAGGAGGATCAAGCGCAGATTCCGATGGATTTATTTCCCCAAATGTCGGAAACTGGTACTTAGATAGTGATGGATATCTCACATTAAAAGAAGGAGTTGGAAATCCTACCAGATTGAGAGATTATCTTTCTTCGCCGACTCTCTCAAGTGATGATATCGTAATAACCGGAATCAAAGTAAAAAATACGGAATCAGATGCCATGTACGGAAAAGATGGGTACGTCCTGGAATTGGAGAATAATTTGCTTAGTGATGCCGATCTTGAAACTGTAGCTGGTTGGATTGGAGATAATCTAATCGGGAAATCATTCCGGAGCATGGAAGGAAGTCTGATTTACAACCCGTTAACAGAATTTGGAGATATGGCTTTTACTTACGACAGAAAAGAAAATAAGTATATAACGCCAATTACTGATGTATCAAGCAGGCTGAACGGAACAACAGATGTAAAAACAAAAGCTGAAAATCCAATAAGAGGGAGTAGTAAGTTCTTATCATCTGCTGATAAAACATTAATAGCTGCAAAAAAAATCATTGAAAACGAAAAAACAGCCAGGGAACAAGCTGTTAAAAAACTTGAAAATGCACTGGCTAATTCAGAAGGACTTTTTGAAACTCTTGAGGTACTTGAAGATAAAAGCGTTATTACTTATTTGCACGATAAACCATTACTGGAAGAATCAAAAGTTGTGATAAAGCTAACCAGTAATGCTATAGGAGTTTCCAATGATGGCGGCGAAACCTATCCATACGGATTTGTTGTTGACGGAACATTGATAACAAGGCTTTTATACGCAGAAGGGATAAATGCGGACTACATAGATTCCGGCGCTTTAACTGTAAGAGATTCTGATGGAAATATTATATTCCAGGCAGATATGAATACAAAAAAAGTATATCTCGATGGATCCGTGCAGATAGGCGGCGGGAAGACCATCAATGATATCGAACAAACAGCTGAAAATGCAATGAAAGCAGCTGCGCTTGCTAAGAACATGACATTGCAATTAAGTAACGAATATCAAGGAATATCTGTTGATTCTAACGGGAATTACGAGACATTTCCAAACGGTGTAACTACACAGGCAGTAGTGATGTACGGAACGCAGGATATTACAGCTGATTGTAGTTATGCGATATCGAAATCTGATGGAGTGGATGGAACATGGGATATTTCAACTAAAACATATACTGTAACTGGATTAAATACAGACAATGGATGGATAGATATAAAAGCCACTTATTTAGAAACCTTATCCGTTAGCAAAAGATTTTCTATATCAAAGCAATATGCCGGGGAAAAAGGTGACCAGGGCGTACCTGGTAGAACGTATTTTATTGAAATGTCATCGGGTATTTTAAAACGTGGACAGGATAATAAAGTATCACCAAACAGTATAACTGCAAAAGCATATTACAGAGATGGGAATAAGGCAGAAAGAAAAGAGTATAAAGGTAGATGGAAAGTTCAAACATCAACTGACGGATCTACTTATAGTGATGTTTTAGCAAGTATTGTGGATGAATCAGAAAAATCTTATACAGTTGGATCATTGGACAGAAGTGTTGTATATATAAGATTTATGTTGTATGAAGCTGGAGGAAACAGCAATCAGCTCGATATACAAACTATTCCAATATTGATTGATGTTGATGCGCTTACACATGAGGAAATTTTAAATCTTTTAACAAATGATGGTGCGATTAAAGGAATTTATAAAGAAGGAAATCAATTATACATATCCTTTACTTATGCAAAAGGCGGAACATTAAAGCTTGGCGGTCTGAACAATGGATATGGAACATTTGAAGTATATGATGCGGACGGAAATGTTATTTGTAAAATAAATAACACAGATGGTTTTAAAAATATAAAAGGAAGCGAATGGGCGCAAATAAAGGAATCTATATTCAGCGCAGGATATGGAAATCTTACAGACGGAGTACTCGATTTATCAGCTCAATATGATGATGGCAGACATGTGGTATTATCTGCTATATCAGGAGATTTGATCTTTAAAATAAGTCGATATTTTAGAATAGAGGGGTTAAAAGCAGTCACAAGTGGAAGTTCAATGCTGTATAATTCTTCAAGTTATTGTGCAGGATATTCCTCCGCTTCCTCTAAACGTTACAAAGTGCTTGGCAAAACTGTAAGAGAAGACGAACTAGAAGACCTATACAGAATCAAAGTAATCTGGGCAAAGTACAAAGACGGATATCTTATAGAACAAGACGAGCGGTGTGGTAAAGAAATGCCAATGTTTATCGCAGAAGATATTGACCGCAGATTTCCAATCGCTGTTGATCACGACAAAAATGGACATGCCGAGAACTGGAACTATCGTATTATGATTCCCTGCATGTTCGCGATGTTGAAAAATGAGCATGAGAAAGTCAAAGAATTGCAATCCGAATTAGAATCGATCAAAACGGAACTGACTGAATTAAAAGAGTTTATTAATCAATACATAGTAAAAAAGGAGGTATAAAAAATGTCTGACAACAAACCTATCACGCGAGAAGAAATGTATCTCGCAAAGTTAACTGGAGATTATACAGGGGAGGTGCCAAAGCCAATAACCAGGAAAGAAAGATATCTGTATAAACTTTGTATTGATGGAATCGGAACCAGTAAAGAAGCTATCGCAGAAGCGGTACAGACGTACCTGTCCGATAAGGGCGTTGGATTTAACATGGATGCAGATGGCTACGTGAGTTTGAAAACAACGGAGGTAAGCAATAATGGCTGATACATTTAAAGGGATAATTACAGCAGATGGAAAGAAACGGCAGCTACCTTACGGCGCAGTGCTGGAAACTCCGGTTTCTGACACAACGTTATCTGAAGAGGGCGGCTTTGCGGATGCCAAAGCGGTAGGGGATAAATTCGCAAAAGTAGACAGTGAGACTACTTCGCTAAAGGAAGATTTAGGTAATATAGCTGCTAAAGAAAAAAGAATTGATTTTACCATGAAAAGTGGTGATATATCTGATGATGGTTCCATTGTGCCAAGTTCAGCTTTTGGAGTAACAGATTTAATTGATGTTAAATATGTGTCAAAGAATTATATTATTATGGACAGCGGTGTTTCCGTGTATATCGCACAATATAAACAAGATAATACATTTATTTCGATAAAGAAGTATTCCGAAAACTCCTTGATTCAATTAAATGCTGAAACAAGATATGTAAGATTAAATTCAAAGTTATTAAATGAAAATAAATTTTACATCAAATATAAAATTGTTAGTAATGAAGAATTGAATGCTAGATTCGATTCGATTGCAAATATTACTCCAGAACTTTCGATAACAACCGATGTTTTGACTTTGTTTGTTTCTGAAAAAACACTGGACGACAATGGAACTGAAATTAATGACCCATTATTTTCGGCAACAGGATATATTTATTATAAACTTATTAACGGCGGAAAATATACTGTTAATAACGCCAGTGCTGTCATGTATATGTATCTGTATGATGCAAATCGAACGTTCTTAAGAAGGGTCGATATCAAGAACAATAGTTACTTAAAAATTCCATCTGATTCTATATATGTAAGATTTACAACAAGAACTGTTAACATTGATTCTCGTTATTTCAATATTGTAGCAAAAACCGAGTTGGCTACTATTGCAGATATTAATGATAATCTGTCAGAAAGTTGTGTATTGTCACTGAAAACAATTCTTGATTTTGGTACACTTGATGATTCTGGAAAATATGAAAGGTCTACTTATAAAAAAGTCACACCGAAATTTATTAAAGTCAATGTTGATACAACTTATACTCCATCTTTTGAGGGAAGCTTACTTTGTTATGAGTATAATACCAATAAAGAGTTTATCAAAAATACAGTTTTGACAAACAATTCCTCGTATCTTATAGATGCAAGAACGCGTTATGTAAAATTTGCATCTGACCATAATCCAAACTGGACTGGTAGTATTAAATTTGAAAATTTGAGGGAAATTGATTTCTCATATAATGAAAGAGACGGATACGATACATTACCTTTCACTTTTCAATTTTATGGAAACAAGGGCTTGGATTATGATGGTTCAAATGTTGAAGTGGACACAAAACCATATTTTACTGGAGCATTATTAAGGTTGCCTCCAAATTATTCATCGGTAGGAGATAAAGTACCACTTATTTATTTTGCACATGGAAGTGGTGATTATCTTGATAGAAATGATACGGAATTTTCAAAGTATTATATGGATTATATTCAGTATTTGCAAGATGAAGGATTTGCTATCATTGATATCAATGGCAATACATCTAAGTATACTACTACAGGTAGTTGCCAGTGGGGGAATCCCACTAATATGGCTGCAATTAAGCAAGGTATCAAATGGGCTTGTGCAAATTACAACATAGATATAAACAGAATTTACGTCATTTCAAAATCTCTTGGGGGGTTGCAAGCTATTAATATGTGTTACGAAAACGATTTGCATATCAAGGCTTGTTGTCCACTAGCCCCGGAGCTTGATATGCTTTGTGACGGATTGGGATATTATCCAAATGAAAGAAAAAATAATGCAGACGATTTAGGCTTTTCGGTTGACAGTAATGGGGTGCTTGATACACCATACGATAAAGCAACAGAGAGATTATATAAAAAAACAGACGAGTATAAGCAGTATATTCGTGATAATGCTTATAAGCTGTTGGGTCACAATCCAGCTTGGAGAGGAGTAATTGGCATTTCTGCATCAGAAATGGTCGAATACCCTATTAGCGGAGATTATAATGCACAAGGCAAGAAAATGGCAAAGCAAAATAGATATTGCATTGTCCCAACAAAAATATTTATTGCGCCAGACGACACCGCAGTATCGTATGAAATGAGCAAAGGATATATTCAGTCATTGAAAAATGGTGGATGTGTTGGAGAATTAAGAACCATGCCGAATGGAACCGGAGGGCATCACTCTGTAGATAATGATGAAAACGCATTGAAAGTTAATGAAATAAGTACTTTTTGTGGGGTAACACATTACAATGTACCTCTTGCATACGTTGAAGTGATTCAGTTTTTTAAGAGATACAGTTAATTAACTAAAGTGGGGCTTTAGCGAAGCATTGCGCTCCTTAATTTTGAGGAGCGCACCAAATATGAAAGGAATGATATAATGAGCAAATTACAGGAATTTTTAAACCTTGGTGATTATTACGCATCCAACGGCGGGTATCTTGAAAAGAAAAGTAACGCCTATCTGGATGATTTTAAAAAGAATGCAGGATATAACAATTACACTAGATTTGCAAGAGATGTAAATAGCTGGGGACAGCCAGGATGCCAAGGACAGCCTTGGTGTGCAGAGTACCAGTTTTGGAAATTGGTAAAAATCCTTGGAATCACAAAAGCCTTGCAGATTATGGGCGGAGGATTTTACAACTGTGTATCTATCACTAACTGGGCCAAGAAAAAAGGCACTTGGCATAATACTCCAAAAGTAGGTGCGCTTGTAATCTTCCGCAATGGTTCCCATGTTGGAAGTGTGCAGAGTTTTGATAACTCAAGAATCTATACAAACGAAGGAAATACTTCTAGTGCAGCTGGAGTAGTAGCAAATGGCGGAGCGGTTCGCAATAAATCCTACTCCATCAACGATTCAGCAATAGACGGATATGTTTGGATTGATTGGAATGAAGCAGCGGGAGATACTTGGAAAAAGACAGGAACCAGAATAGCGACTGTGAATGATTTATACGTCCGTGAGACACCGAATGGTTATGTAATGGGTTCCATTGATAAAGATACTGTTGTTGATATTGATGGAAAAACAAGTGGAAAATGGACGCATGTTAAAGTTTCCGGAATTGGTATTGGTTGGATCTGGACTGGATACCTTGCAAAGGAATCGGTTAATAAGCCAGTTGTGATTTCAAACAAACAGGATAAGACGCAGGTTCTCTTTAAAGGAAATGTAACCGCAACCGCTCTGAATGTCCGCACTTGGGCTGGCGAGGAATATCCAAAAATTAAAAAATATCCGACACTCAACCAGGGGAATGAAGTAGAGGTAATGAATTTTACCCAGAAAGATAAAAACGGCAGCAAATGGTATTATATCCGCATTGCTGGAAAGTATTATGGCTTTGTATCCGCAAAATATATTAAGAAACAGTAAAAATTATCCCGGGGCTAATTCCCCGGGAATTTCTTTTTTTAATTACCGACAACATCAATGAGCTAGTTCGTCAGCACATAGAAGATATCATTGATTTTCCTTTTGGATTTTTGGGAAAATGTCGAGCTGAAAACCAATCTCGTTGCCTTTTCCATAAGCATTTTTAGTATCTTTTGAGTAAGTAACCTTTTCAATCAAACTCTTAAGCATTTTGTTCTTTGATTCCGTATCAAGGCTCCAATAGTTATCAAGTAGTTCTTCACAACGCGGAATAAAATCTGATTGTTGTTTTATAATATTCTCGTCATGTTTGATTTCTTCTTTTAATTTTTCTATAGTGTCGGAGCATGACTGGATAGATGCGGATATTGTTTTGGCACGTTCAAGAAAAATCTCCGTGGTGTAGATTCCCTGTTCGAGCAGATCATATTGTTTTGCTTTTTGGGTATTTAAGCTTTCCAGTTCACTTTCTTTTTCACGTATAAGATTTTGCTTAGATACTATACCGGAATTGATAGCATTGGATGGAACATTAATATCATTATTCAGCTTATACTTCTCTGCTATTTCTTTGATTCCATCAAGCACAGCTTTTTCGACTAGAGACAATTTGCTGCTCACTGTAGAGCAAGACGTATATGGACACATGAGAGTATCTTCCTGCCCGCTTTTTTGGTAAGGACGACGAACCATGGCACGACCACACTTGCTGCAATAGACAATTCCGGCAAGTGGATTGCGAACTGTGTTTTTTATGCTGATCGGACGGGGTGGGTTCTTTTGACGTATCTCTTGTGCAGAATTATACAGATCGTCTGATATAATAGCTGGATGCAATCCTTCACAGATAAGAATGTCCCTGGACCGTGGACGTGTCTTGACCACTTGACCATTCTGTATAGTCTTTACAGTTTTTCTCCCGTTCCACCGGATTTTTCCTATATACACCGGATTTGTTAGAATTCCCTGTATACTGGCAGAAGTCCAGTCACCGCCCAGTGCAGATTCTATTCCCATTTCATTTAATTTCCGTGCAATCTTCGCAACTCCGATTTGTTCGCAGCCATCACCGGAATACCAGGTGTAGATCATTTTTACAATCTCAGCTTGAGTCGGAACAGGTCGGAGAGTATAGCCTTTTTCTTTTTCGAGTTTTACTCTTTCGTATCCGTAAGGTGGTTTGTTACCACAGTATTTCCCCTCTTTGACCGATGAGATCCTTCCGGCATTCAGTCGGCGCTTGATGGTTTTATACTCTCTGCGGCTCATAAATAGCCCAAACTCAAAATATTCTTCATCAAATTCATTGTTTGGATCATATATTTTTGTGGGGGTAATAATTTTCGTGTCAGAATACTGGAAAGCCCTTGACACAACACCTTGGTCGATGGTGTCACCTCTGGCAAGTCGTTCAACTTCCACAACCAGAACTCCATCCCACATACCGGATTCTACCTCATGTAGAAGCTGCTGCATAACAGGACGGTCGGCGATAGTTTCTCCAGATACCACTTCGCGGTAAATTGCGCCCACAATGTACTCTTTTTTCTTTGCAAGATCTAACAGGATCCGTTCATGTCTGGCGAGTGTTTCGCCCTCTCCGTGCGCTTCAGCTTCCCGATCGGCTCTGGATTTCCTTAGATAGATGCATACTGATTCATTCATTTTATCATTCTCCTTTTTTTACTTGTGCGATAATCCAGGAGATGATATAATTATGGTGTAGGTAAGATTTTCTCCGAATTATCTTATTTATTAAAACCGGTTCCTGTTGGTCGCAGAAGCCGGCTTTTTTATTATTTATTCTATTTCATCAATATCAAGAGAATATCCAAAGACTTCTCCAACATCTGTACATTTCCCTTTTAAAGTAACTGTCTCTCCTTTGGTCATGGAAGCTACTTTTGTTTTTTGTTCATCATTTTTTATGTAGCATTGAACTCCGATAATCTCAAAGTCTCCATCAGCCATCAAGTCAATATACTTTCCAGAAGCGTCAATGTTTGTAAGTTTTCCAGTAATTTCAAGATATTTATCTTTGTATTTATCAGACGCTCCCATGGCATTGTTATCAAGATCTGCCATCATATCATTAACTGATACGGAAGTGTATTCTTTTGGTATATCTTCTTTTTTACTTGATGTAGAATTTGTAGATTTCGTACTGGAATTACTATTACTTCCGCCTGTCACCGCACCTATAGCACAAAGGATGATAAGGGTAAGCAGAATCCACTTAAACTTTCCACCTTTTAATTTCTTCCGGCACTGCGGACACACTTTAGCGTCTGCCGGAATCTCTGTTTTGCAATATTTGCACTTTTTGGTCTTTTCCATAGAAAATCCTCCTCATATGGTTTATTTTATCTGATTGTACCACAGCGCAAAATCTGTCTCTTATACACATCTGAC